AGGATCATGCCTTACCAAGAAGGATCGACACAGTACATCTCTCCTTCTGTCACGAGGGGAGATAACATTCGTCTTTACGGATGATTTAACCAAAGGGGGAACACATGCTTTCAACGCAATATCGATTGCGCCTTGAGGGAATCTGCCGTCAGATTTCTCTCAATGAGGAAGTCAGCCTGGATGACATGATCTGGGCTCAAAAACTTGCAAAATCAAATACTTCTGCCAACGAAATGCTGAGAAAAGCACGACGACAGGCATCCAATCCAGACATGCAAGAAGGAAGTCTGGATGATTTTATGAATAGGATGGGATTAGGTGACCCCGACCCATCCAATCACAAAAAGGGGTTCGAAAGTGCGGATGATGTGATTGACTGGTTCAAACAAGACAGACCAGACGACTGGAGACAGAGAGATTGACTTACGAAGAGTTCATTCTCAAAGGAACAGAGCACTATATGGACATGGTGCGTCTAATTGACCTCAAACTGAAAAATCGCATGGATTTAACAGATGAGGAAAAGCAGATAAATGAGCACATTTTGGAGTTTCAGAAACAAATCAAGATAAATGAATTAAGAGACAAATTCCAAAAGTGTTGGGAGTTGGAGGAATGAAACCTTTAATCCTTGTTGCCTGTTTTTTACCACTTGCGATGATTTGGGTCATTATGAAACTTTCTTTATGGATCTCAGCGGTTAACAACGAGCAGTCCTATGTTAAAGAAGAATCCAAAAAACCACACGGACCTTATGTGGCAAACGCATATGCAGACGTTGACGAAGAGGAAGAGGAATATGGAAATCGCACAGATTATCGATGACGCTCTGCTAGAATATTATTCTGAAAAAGGTCTGACCGTTCCAGAATGGAAAAGACAAAATGATCCACAATGGTGGATTGATTATCTGATTAGTTTAGGACTCGATCCCCAAAACCCATGAGTCACAGAATGGAAAAGATCCCACCCACACATTTAGTCACTCGGGAAGAGTGTCAGGAGATGATTGACGATGCCATACGAAAACATAATCGTAATGCTGCAATTATCAGTATGTGTGTTGGTTGGGTTGTTCTTGCACTTTTTGCTGAAGGTCTCCTTCGACTCATCGGAGTGATTCCACCAATGTTACCCTGGATCAACCTTACTCTGAAATAACATGCTTTTAAAGATTGCACTCATTTGGGTCTCAGTGCCCTTTATTCTCACAACTCTCTATTTCGGCACAAAGGGCGGATATTACGATTCTGACGACTATAAAGGAAACGGAACCGCGCATTGAAAAAAGTAATAGGCACAAAAAATGCCCAGAAAATTTTTCTGGGCTATTTTGAAATCAATAGCTGATTTTCCCTCAGGAGTCAGCCAACTTAGCAAAGTAACTTAGTGCGTCATCATCATTGTCAGTCATGGACGACTGCGAACCATAATCGAAATCATCTTCAACGGGTTCGGGTTTGCGCTCGAAGTTAGGACGGGATGCCTTTGCTTCGAGTTCAACAGGGGACACCTCTTCCCCTACACCACTCACAGGACGGTTGAGAACTGCTTCCAGACGACGCTGGAGTTCTTCATAAGTCTTGAAGTTGTCAGGAGAAGTAAATGCACTCAGAGAGTGTTCTTTATTCCAGATTGATTCCAGAGCATCATCGTCCTCCAGGAGAGGACCAGGACGATCGAACTCAGACTTATCATAATTCCAATAACCATCTTTCTTGGTGATCTTCAGTTTGAAGTTAGCACCTTGCCAGAAGTCAAAGGGGTTGATAGGACTTTCGTCTTCAAATTCGGGTTGCATTACATCCATGATCTTGTCAAAGATCTTGCGACCGAACTTGTAAAGGAACACGCGACCCTCGTTCTGAGGATTAGCAGGATCCTTCACGACATAAACGTTTGCATAGAAGGACAGTTTACGCTTCTGCTTGCGAGCAGTCTCCTTATCTGCTTCGGTGCCTGAGTTCCACAGACCACGATTGATCTCAGCGAGAGGGTCCTTCTGACCAAGAGTGGTCAGGGAGTTCTCGATGTACCAACCACCAGGACCCTGGAAAGCATGAGAGAACACCTTCACCCAGGGAAGGTCCTCACCATCAGGAGCAGGAAGGAAGCGAAGCACTGCATAACCGTTACCAGTTTTATCCACTTCGGGTTTCCAGAAGCGTTCGTCCGCTCCAGAACCACCACCATTGCCATTCATCTTCTCGACTTCCTTCACCAGTTTGGAAGTCAGATTACCGAGAGAAGATTGCTTCTTGAGTTGAGAAAAAGACATTTGTGTTGTACCTATTTGTTGTTATTTGGCTTTTGTGTATTCCACATGATAATGATGACACAAAAACTTAGGATCGTTCAATCGATCCTCTCATTTCATCGAGAACCTTGGTCATGTTGTTAAAAACATAAGCAATGTCCACATCGGGAGGGAACCCAAGATCCTGAGCGGATCTCATGATGTTCTCCTTCATGGTCTTTGCTTCAGGATCATCAGACAGACTCATCCTTGTGTAAAGGACTTGTTGTTTCTTGAGAAGATTACTCAGCAGTTCGACGTGCTTCATTTTCTCCTCCTTATCCATTTGAGGAAACTGGAAGACAGCACCGTAGATCTCTTCTTGGAGTCTTGCGATGTCATCCATCTCTTGTTGGACAATATCGGATGAGAAGAAACTCATTTGTTTACCACGACCTCCTTAAGGATCTTTTTATAATGGAACACGTCAATATTTAGAAAGGGTGAATACTTTTCCATCCTCATTGACAGAAATTCCCACACAGGATCCTGAAGTTTCTTGTCGAAGTTCTTCTTGAATCCCAGGATTCTTTCTAACAGAACCAGTGTTTCCAAAGAAACTTTGTTCTGAAGATGTTCTTTGATGATCGGTGGGTGAGATGACCCGTTGATCGCAAAGATTGAATCAAACTTCTTTCCTTCAAAGAGATCAGTTGATTCTTGTTTGAAGTGATAAGAGAGTGACTGAACTCTCTTCTTCCATTCAGTGAAATTTGTTTCTCCGCTCTGCATGATCTCACCAATCCAGAGAGATTGAGGATCATTGCAGGCAACAAAGTTAGACACAAAGAAATCCACGACTTCTTTGTCATCCTTCTGACGACTTAACTTCTCAAAAAAGAAACGATCCTTACGCTTGTAAAACGATTGCAAGGTCGCACGAGACTTACCACAATACTTGATGTAATCGTATTTTGGTTTCGTGAAATGATTTTTGAGACCAAGGTATGCCTTGTAAGTTTCGAAGGGACTCACTTTAGGGATCACAGAGGCAACTTGGCGTGAGATGTGCGACGGAGAAGATTGAGTTCCATTGCCTCCGCTTTAATTTTATCCTTTAGCGGTTTGGAAATCAACTTAGGAATCGATTCAACATCGACATTATTTTTTTCGCAGAAGAACACGATCGCATCGATGTAACTCATTCCCTCATTGGTGTGAGCAATCGTTTCGATCTCTTGAGTAAACTTTCGGGAACAATAAAACTTGTTCTCAAACAGTTCTTCGAGATTTTGTTCTTCTGACTTAGACATATTCTCGTAACTTGAATTCAACAAACTCTCTAATATACTTCGAGAGAAGTTGGATGTACTTTCTCTTGTCGTACTCTTCATAAACAACGCATTCTCCGTCCTCACAGGACATAATAATCACAAACTTCTTAACGATTATACCAGTTAATTCGAAAAGCATACAGGCATATGCTGCACACTGAACGAAATAATCATCAATCCACTCACGAGGTTTGGGTTTCTTCGAAGTCTTGAAGTCAATAATGGCAAGTTCACCATTGTGTTCTGCGATGCAGTCCACGGTCCCAGCAATGCCAAGTTCTAAACTGTAAAGTGACTTCTCAATGGCATGAATGTTATCAATCTCATTCAACTTTGGTTTTGCCTGCATGAACAAGAATTGTGAGAGGGGTTGAACTTCAGGAAGTTCTTTGTTGAGGAGGTAACATTCAGTCAAGGTGTGCATGTCGGTCCCCCGACTTGTTGCTGCCTTGGTAATTCTGTTTGCTTCATCCTCTCCAACCCGCGCTCTCCAGTCCTTGAAGAACTCACGTTTGATGTGACTGATAACAGAAGTGATCGAAACCAACTTCTGTCCATTGGGTGCGTCGTAATAACGAACACCATCAATGGTTTGTCTTTCGAGTCTTGGGATTTCGATCTCTACATGTTCAAAGGTCATAAACCAAGTTGTAATTTAGCCATAATGTATTCCTTCACCAATCCACTTCTGCAGATGTCCTCTGCTTGGAACTCAACAACATCAAAGGAAGGCATGTTCTGGATGATTCGCATGAAGTCCATGATGCCAGTCTTCTCTGTTGTCTTCACCAAGTCTGTTTGAGTTGCGTCACCGCAGAACATGATCTTGGATTCAATACCAATTCTGGTAATGATGGAATCGAGTTCGTGGAAGTTCAGGTTTTGGAACTCATCAACAATGATTATAGCATTGTCGAAGGTGGTTCCACGAATGAACGAGGTGCTCCAGAAACTAATCGTTCCCTGGGCCTTCAGATTATTGTACAGCATTTCAAACGCTGCGTCATCAGGCATCTCGAACATGTATTTTACCATATTCTTGTAAGGAATTTGGTAAAGTGAAGATTTGTCTTCATGATCACCAGGAAGAAAACCAATTTCACGGGTAGCGACAAGAGACCTAACGATATAAATCTTTTCGTAAGGGGACTTAGGGTCCAG